TAATATTACCGTTGGGCGCGAAATTTTTTTATTGGGTCCCCCCACTCACATGTCTCAGCCAATCAGATTGCAGCCTCAGAGCTTAGTTATTTGTTTTTTTGTCTTTATATACTTGGGCCCTAAGTATAGCTGTATAGCATAATGTGGGATCCGCTATTAAATGAGTTTCCAGACTCAGTCCATGGGCTTCGTTGTATGCTGGCCATAAAATATTTGCAGGCCGTAGAGGAGACTTATGAGCCCAATACTTTGGGCCACGATTTAATCAGAGATCTCATATCAGTCATTAGAGCCCGTGACTATGTCGAAGCGTCCAGGAGATATAATCATTTCCACTCCCGTCTCGAAGGTTCGTCGAAAGCTGAACTTCGACAGCCCATATACCAGCCGTGCTGCTGCCCGCACTGCCCCAGGCACAAGCAGGCGTCGATCGTGGACTTACAGGCCCATGTATCGAAAGCCCCTGATTTACCGGAAGTACAGAAGCCCTGATGTTCCCAGGGGGTGTGAAGGTCCTTGCAAGGTCCAGTCTTTTGATCAGAGGGATGATGTCAAGCATTTAGGTATTGTCCGTTGTCTTAGTGATGTCACTCGTGGTAATGGTATCACCCACAGGGTGGGTAAGAGGTTCTGTATCAAGTCTATATATGTCATGGGTAAGATCTGGATGGACGAGAACATCAAGAAGCAGAATCACACTAACAATGTCATCTTTTTCCTAGTACGCGATAGAAGGCCCTATGGCAAAGGCCCAATGGATTTTGGGCAGGTTTTTAACATGTTCGATAATGAGCCCAGTACAGCCACGGTCAAGAACGATCTCAGGGACAGGTTCCAGGTCATGAGAAGATTTCATCTGACAGTTACTGGTGGTCCGTCTGGCATGAAGGAGCAGAGTCTTATTAGGAAGTTCGTTAGGGGTATTAATCATCATGTAGTCTATAATCATCAGGAGGAGGCTAAGTATGAGAACCATACTGAGAACGCCTTGTTGTTGTATATGGCATGTACTCATGCCTCTAATCCAGTGTATGCTTCGTTAAAGATACGGATCTATTTCTACGATTCAGTATCGAATTAATAAAGATTAAATTTTATTTCATGTTTTTCAACAACTTGTACAGTCTTAGCAATTACATCATACAGGACATGATCAACTGCTCTAATTACATTGTTGATGCTAATCACTCCTAATGAGTCTAAATACTTTAAAACCTGATATCTAAATACTTTTAAGAAAAGACCAGTCGGAGGCTGTAAGGCAGTCCAGATTTGGAAGGTCAGAAAACACTTGTGAATCCCCAGATCCCTCCTCAGGTTGTGGTTGAACCTGATCTGGACAGTTATTATGTCGTTGTTGGAGTTGAACGGCCTCTGGTCGTGTCGTAGTGTCTTGAAATAGAGGGGATTTGTTATCTCCCAGGTAAAAACGCCACTCCTTGCCTGATCCGCAGTGATGGGTTCCCCTGTGCGTGAATCCATGGTTCGTGCAGCCGATGTGGAGGTAGAATGAGCACCCACAGTCTAGGTCAACTCTCTTGCGCCTCAGTGCCCTCTTCTTGGCGTTGCGGTGGAGAACTTTGACTGCAAGGGGAGAATAGTGGCTCGTAGAGGGTGACGAAGGTTGCATTCTTGATAGCCCAGGCCTTTAGAGCTGAGTTTTTCTCTTCGTCGAGGAACTCTTTATAGGAAGACGTTGGGCCTGGATTGCATAGGAAGATAGCGGGAATACCCCCTTTAATTTGAATGGGCTTCCCGTACTTTGTGTTGCTCTGCCAGTCCCTTTGGGCCCCCATGAACTCTTTAAAGTGCTTCAGGTAGTGGGGATCCACGTCATCAATGACGTTATACCATGCGTCATTGGAGTAGACCTTTGGGCTTAGATCAAGATGGCCACATAGGTAATTATGTGGGCCTAGTGACCTGGCCCACACAGTCTTACCTGTCCTGCTATCACCCTCAACAACTATACTATTGGGCCTCCACGGCCGCGCAGCGGCATCCATGACATTGTCTGACACCCATTCCTCGAGTTCTTCAGGAACTCGGTCAAAAGAAGAAGAAAGAAAAGGAGAAACGTAAGGAGCCAAGGGCTCCTGAAAAATCCTATCTAAATTGCTATTTAAATTATGGAACTGTAAAACAAAATCTTTGGGAGCTAGCTCCCTAATTATTCTAAGAGCCTCCGCCTTACTGCCAGAGTTAATTGCTGTGGCGTAAGCGTCATTGGCAGTTTGTTGGCCTCCTCTTGCAGATCTGCCATCGATCTGGAATTCTCCCCAGTCAGAGTACTCTCCACCTTTCTCGATATAGGACTTGACATCGGAGCTGGATTTAGCTCCCTGTATGTTGCAATGGAAATGTGGTGACCTACTTGGGGAGACCAGATCGAAGAATCTTGGATTTTTGCATTTGAACTTTCCTTCGAACTGTAGCAGGGCATGCAAGTGAGGAGACCCGTCTTCATGCAGCTCTCGGCAAACCCTGATGAATTTTTTGTTTACTGCTGTATTTAGGGTATGTAATTGGGAAAGTGCTTCTGAAACTGGCAAAGAACAGTGAGGGTATGTTAGAAAATAGTTTTTTGCATATATTTGAAATCTTTTAGGAGGAGCCATAATTTCGAAATTGCCCTTGGGTACCGATTGGGAGCTCCTCACTTATCTCTGGGTATCGGTACATCGGTACCCCATATATAGTCCTAGAAATTGATTACGTGTCATAGTTACTTTTAACTTTAACTCAAATTCCCAAAGCGCCCAACGTT